ACTGGCCAAAGAGTTATGAGCCAAGAAAATTTTAATACAACTGTATTGCCAACTCCTTGGTATATGGCATCCTTTTTATTTAGATTTTACAATGGTTCCTCAAACCTTAAAATTTTACCAGGTAGAAATAATGCTCTTGCTAGTGCTTATTTAAAATTTGATGATAACTTAACTTCAGTTGTTGAATTGGATGAAAATGACTCTTTTGGTCAACCCCTTTTCGCTCAACAACAAAACAATTCAGGAATTTTTGAAATTAGATCTCCATTTTATCGTGGAATTCGTGGTGATGTAGTTTCAACCAATCAACTTTCAATTCTAGGAGATGTTCGAACATGTGTAAATGTTGTTCGCACCCTAGATTCACAAAGTGAAGATACTAATTACATGCTCGAAGCAGCTGGAGATGATTTTAGTTATTATTTCATGGTTGGTCCCCCACCAATGATGGACATTAAGAACGTTAAATCAATTTCAACTTATCCAGTTGGTACCGAGCGTGCAATTGATCTTTCTGCAGTTAATACAATTAACAATCTTTCTGATCGTATTGACTGTGTTCCATGTACATTCACACCCGCAATTGAAGCAGTTTCTGCTGGTAACATTGCTTCCTCTGACGTAGAGTTCGTTACAGTTACGTACGAACTTCCGTTTTCAGAGGAATCTGTTCCCATCGTTAGTTGCTCAATTTCAAACGCTGGAGGTATTAATATTTTTACTATCCCCATAAATTCCAGTCTTACAATAGATCTTGTCGTTACGACAGCATCAGTAGTTGCCTTAGGCACTATCAACATTGTAGACGATGCTACTTCAGCATAACAACATATCTCCCAAACCCAAAGCATTCATAAAATGTGGACAGGTTCCGGTAGAAGGTATTGTATATAATTTAAAACATTATATATTTTATTTATTCGCAAACAAGCGAACACCTCCTATCGGGGGGTGATGTAACTTGTTTGCTATAATTCATAATTCGACCCTTTTATCTAAATTGGC